GTGCTCTTCCGATCTACCAGCATCATAAGGTGAAGAACCTTTGTATCCGATTGTAACCAACTCTTGATTTGATGTGTAACCACCAAAGTATGGGTCGATATAAACCTTGATACGGCCATGTAACAAACCAGCAAATGTATTGCCTGTGTCATCTACTTGCAAATCAGCAGACAGAGCAGGAGTATATTGCAATACACCAGCCATTGCCATAGCGGAAGCAACGTCAGAAGAAACGATCAACACATTACCTTTACCACGGCGAGTTTGCTTAGCAATAACGTTTGCATCACGCTCAATTTGGAAAATCAAGCCTTTGAAACGCTCAACAGACCAACGACCGTTGGAGTCTGTATCTAAGTCAAATGTACCAGCAGTTGTTGTACCGTATTGTGCACCTGTTACAGCGGACAAATAAATGGTACGGATAACTTCACGGTTGATTTCAGCAAGAATTTCTGTAGACAGAATGTTAGACAATTCTGTTTCAGCATCAAGACCATGGATTGCTTTCAAGTCTTGTGCGAGTTCTAAAGAGTACTCGGCTTTCAAAGCACGGCTTTGAGCAGTTACAGTAACTTTCTCAATGCTAAATGCCATTTGGCCAAATACGCTGTCAGAGTCAGCGCCAAGATTTTCAGCTGTCGATGTAGGCATGCCAATACCAGTTGTAAAGGCGTTAGCTGTAAAGCTTGCTACAGGGTTTGTTGAAATATCATTGTCAGGTGTTGTTGTGCCACGGAAACCGTATGGGTTAGCACCAGAAGAAGCACCAGTGAATACTGTATTGGCTTCGTTGAAGAATGCCTCAGTACCAGATTGGTTGGTGTAACGTGCACGCATTGCGAAAATCAAACCTGTAGGACCTGTCATTGGCTGAACGCCAGCAACGTCATAAGCGATAAGATTTGGCAAAGAACGGCGAACTAAGCTGATCAAGATAGGATCAAAATTGCTGATACCAGAACCGGTAACGTTGGTAGGACCACCTGTACCGTATGCTGTTTCATTCAATACTTGAGCATCTTGTGACATAGCTTGTTGTTGGTTTTCCAAAACAAGAGCTGTAACAGCACGCTTGTATGGGTCTTTAATGGCTTCAAGTTCTGGATGCTCCAAAACAGGATTCCATTTCTTTTGTAGTTCTTCGGTCATATACATTTTTTGTTTTCCTTTTTTTGTATATTTGTTATTATTTGTTTACAGTTTGTGAAATTGCTTTCGAGTAAACTTCCATTAAAGGATCGGAAGATTTTACAACCTTCTTTTCTTCTTCAATTTGGACTTCATCATCCAAAGCAGAACTATCAGCAGAAACTACTGGATTTTTGAAATATGATTCTTTCAATGTTTCCATTTTTTCTGTAAATTCTTCCTCAGTAGTAAACTCAATACTCTCTGCGAGTGATTTCATTTTTTCTACTTGGGTCTGCGTTAGGCCTTCACACGCTGCGTAAATAGCCTCAAACTTTTTGTGCTCATTGAGTTCTTTTTTCAACTCAATAGCAGATTTGATTTGCTCATTGTAAGCTTCTTCAAGTTCTTCAACTTTAGCGGTAAGCTCTTCAACAACATCCACTTTTTCTTCTGGAATGTCAATGTAATGATCTTCAAATAAATCTTTTAAACCGGAAATAAAATCTTCAACGATTTCGGCACGGAGACCTTTTTCGATGGCGATTTCATTATCTTTAACCCATTCTTCGACCATGTAGTTGAGGTAATCATCAACTTTGGTGGCCATTTCTTCTTTAATTTCTTCGATGGCGGCTTCGAATTGTTCTGTTAAAGCTTCTTCGGCTTCAGCAATAACTTCTTCAGCACGAGCAATAACTGCTGCTTCAAAAATTGTTGTTGCCTTAGTGATAAATTCTTCGGAAAGATTTTCGCCAGAAATTAAGGCGTCAATATCTTCCTTCATTTTTTCTTTTTTGATCATTTTTTTAATCATGGCTTTATCTTCTTTCTCATCTTCGTGGCCTTCTTTTTCTGCTTCAACGATAACTTCGTCATCATCTTCAGTTTCTTCGTATTGCTGAACACCAACAGAACCTTTATTTAAAGGCATTTGGTTTTTGCCAGTTTTGCCTTCCGGATGCTCAACAGAACCTTGCTCAGCAGGCTGACCTTTGAGTTTTTTGGCTGGCTCAGAACCTACAGGAGGTGTTGCACCAGGTGCGGTTGCTGTAGGTGCTCCTTTGTATGCATCAGGACCAGAATCAGTTGTTTTGGTAATTTCTGTACCAATGTCACCAACTTCTTTGGTACCATAGGCTACATCGCCAGTTAATTTTTGTGATTTATCTTGGCCAGATTTTTTGCTTGATACAGTACCAGCAAGAATCTCTTTAGCGGCTTCGGACAGATTAAATTTTCCCATTTTGAAAATCTCCTTGATTTATATTGGATATTTATATTTAAAGTTTTTTTACGAGTGATTCCCAAATGCGTAGACTCACTTCCTCAATTTCCCTTTGCGAGGCCTTTTTAATTGCCTGTTTGGCTTCAGAGAATTGTTGTTCGGTCCATACACCGTTGACTAATACCCACTCTTTGCCTTCCATAATACCTTGAACGAAAGCATTTGGAGCAGAAGGGTCTGCTACAATATCCGCCGCTGTGGCTAGATGAAAATCATCTTGAACTATGTTAACACCATTAACATTTTTAAGAGAACCCATACCACGGGACGACACACCAATTTGTGCGCCACCTTCGATTAGGCTCTTAACAATGTTACCCATAGGGGTGTCAAGAATCTTTGCTTTGCCAATCCAATCATTACCTTCTTGACGGAGACCTACAACCATGTGTGAAACTCTGTCGAGATTGATAGATGGAGTGTCTGGATGACCCAGCTCACCAAAGGCACGGTTTTTATTAATGTAATTTTCTGTATATCTTTGTACTTCTTTGGCCATGGTCTCTTTCAAATATTTACGACCATTACGGTTTACCACTTCTGCTTGAAGAAATGGACCTTCGATAAACAAAGTTTTCTTGCCGTCTTTATCTTCAGCAAGATATTGTAATGCTTCGGTGACTTCTGTAATTAACTTCATTATAGTCCCATTGCCTTTCGTTTTCTTAAAGATATTTGCCGTTTTCTTAACGACTGTCTTAATTTACTTTTTCGTTTAAACTTAGAACGTCTGGCAGCCATTGATCTCCGCCTACGTTCTTGTGGTGACATTCTTACTAAACGACCACCACGAATCGTGAAACCCGATACTGCCGACTTCTTAACCCTTCGTTGAATTTTTCCTTTACGGAATCGTATACGAACAAGGCTTGTTCTTCCTATTTTTTGTATATTACCTTCAGCTATTTCATTAGCCAAACGTTCCTGAATTTGGTTAAATTTTTCATTAATCAATTCTTCAATACGTTTATCTAATAATTCTTTTGCCTCTATTAAATTACCAGACAATAATTTGGTAATAAAATCTTTCATTACGGATCTATTGAATATTCGCCATAATTGAATGCAGCAGGATCATTAAACTGACCACGCTGGTAATATTCATTGTGTTTGCGAACATCTATCATAATTGTATAAGCACCGTTGGCTCCCATTCCTTTTGTTGAGATGCCAATATTTCCGTTACAACCTGCAGTTCCTTGTGCGTTGTTTTGAATAGTAGCCCATTGTGATGTTCCATCAAACTCACCACTACCAACAAGATTACATATAGGTGCATTGGTCGATGCGGTCCAATACAACTGAACCAATGTTCCTGAAGGAATAGTATACCACAAACGATTCACGGATAGTCCATAAAATGGTTTTGCCGTATTACTTTGACTTAAACTTGAACCTAACGGAACATTATTTGCATCTAAAGCTCCATACAATGAGTTTGCTGTAATCCGTGCAGAATTATCTTCTTGTCCTGAACCATCAAAATTACCAGTAATTTTAATTACGGCCGTTTCTGTAGTATCTTTAATAACCTGATATGTAAATGAGTTTGGCATTTTTTATTCCTGTTTAAATTCTTCTGGTATGGAAGAGGACCATGTCATAGATTCGTATGGTATGGTCACATATTTATTAATTTTATCCACATAATACAATGCTACTTTTTGGCCATTAGGAAACAACCTAATGGATTGTCGTTTCATTATTAGAATATTTGGCGGATCTTGCTCAGCCTTATTCTTTTTTTCGTAGAGGTTACAAAACTCTTTAAGTGTTTTCACTCTCTTGTTCCTGTTCTTGGTCTTGATCCGGTTCTACTGCCATATCTTGTGCCGTAGCCAACGGATCTTCAGCCGGACTTAATATGTTTTGTGCAATTTGTTGCTTTTGAGCATCCAAATGTGCCATTACTCTATCTTGTATATCACTATAAAGTGCATCACGCATATCTTTTGCATTGTCGTCAAAAGCGTAATCAATAATTGCTCTTGTATTTTCCATTATTATCTCCATTCAAAATATTTATAGTATTTGTTTTAGTTTACCAAAAGTGTTCATCGATTCTTTAATTTTAGCAGCTGCTTGTTGCATATCCATTTGATGCTGTTGATCATCTGGATTCTGTGGTTGAGCAGGCACCTGTGACATCATAGTTTGTTGTGCTACGTCATTCATAACACCAACAGGCAAACCAAGGCCAGCTTCTTTTTCTTCATCAATTTCTTCTTGCATACGTTTAATTTCATCATCATTTAAACGTAATACATTTCGTTGTATCCATGCTTGAGAAAAATACCGACCTGTATAAGGATCAACAGAACTTAACAATTGTAATCTGTTGGTCATTAACTCAGCTTCTTTTAATTCACTAAAGTTGTTATCTTTAATAAAATCATAATGAATGTTTTCTTTAAATAAAGACCATTCTTCATTGGTACAAATACCTTTTAATACGCATTGCACACGTAAAGCTTGATCAAAAATATCTGAAAACTTATTACGAACTCTATCAACAAATTTAGCAAACTTTAATTCATCTCGTGTAACTTCTGCAACTCGACCAATCGAAAAACCTTGATTGGGTTCTAATCGAGAAATAGGAACACTTAACGATTGATACAATTTCTTTTGAAAATATTTTACATCTTCCAACTCACCTAAGTTTTGTCCACCAGGTAATGTTGTAATCTCTGTGCCTTTACCACCTTCACGGCGTGGCAACCAAAAATCTTCCATCATGGATAAAAATTTACGGTCATCACGAACTTCACCTGTGTTGGCATCATACACAAGTTTGTTTTTATATTTAACCATAATATCACGAAGATATTGTTCCGCTTTTAATTTAGGCAAATTACCTACGTCAATATAAAATATACGGCGTTCTGGTGCACGTGAGATACGATAGATAACTGTCGCATCTTCTATCATTCTTAACTGATTAAGGGGTTTAATTGCCTTATGTAAGTAAGATAATACCACAGCACGGCGAGAATCCATTAAACCAGAAACAACAGAAATAATAGAATCGGTTGTAATTCGTACACCAATAGGACCATAATTAGTAGAACTGCCGGTAACCACTTTGTCGTTAAAAATGTAATACTCATTGGCCACATTTACAACTTCTGCACCAGTTTTATCATCTTTTTGTTTTTTTAATTCACGCACTTTTCTTATTTTACGTGGATCAATGTATCGTAGTTCTTTAATACCTGCAACTGGATTTTCTTTATCAATAATAATGTTATAAAACAATCTACCATCAATATAATACCGGCGAAAAATATCTTGAGCCATATTATTATAATTTAATAACCTAAGAATATTTTGAAATTCTTCTTTAATCGCCTTTTTAATTTTATCTGGTTGGTTCAAATTATCCAAAACAATATTGGTAACTTGACCATCATCATCTTTTACAATAGCTTCGTTTACAATATCATCAATAGCCGATTCTATTTCTGGTTGCATAGCCATTTCTCTATAACGAGAAATCAACTCTACTTCATTTTTTGCTGTACCATCCAGATCAACATAAGTTCCATAATAAGCGGCCGATTGTATTGTTAATGCACCATCCTCATTAGCCGGTGATGTAAAAGATTGTTGCGCCGACTGATCACTCTCGGCTTTATCCCGTGCGATTGTGAAACCAAAAAGAGAGAATTTATTAGCTGCCATATTATTTACTTTTCCAATTCAATTAAACATAAATGGGGTAAAATACCCCATATAAAAAACATATTAAGAAGTAGTATCTGTTTCCCAATATTGAAATGCAAATGTTGCTGCATATTCTTCAATAGAATCATTTGAACCCCAATCTAAATCAATTGGAGCCACGTCTACAGGAAACACACCAACAAATTTATATTTCTTCAATTCTTGTCCGGCTTTACCATATTGAGTAACTTCGGCATCAACTGAATAGTTTGAAGGATTTACAGCATTAGGATTTCTTACGTTAGATACATGACTGTTGATTGAATTCATCCACGATTCTAATGCATTGCGAATTAAAAAATCTTCGTCATTAATAATTTGTAATGTCCAATCTGTAAATGTTCTATTACCAGCAAACTTTAATTCACGTCCAAAGTAATACAATGGAAAGCTATTAATTGTTGAACCAGGTAATTGTGCTGTTTTGGCCATAAAAGTTGTTTTTTGGCCAGCTGCAACACCGTTTGCTGCTACTGTTGGAAATGTTAAAGAGACCTTGAATAGATTAGGACGAGCTCCGTCACCAATCATATTTGCTCTAAATTCTGCTACATTGAATGCCATTTAATTTCTCCTATTATTCTTAGTATTTATTAGACAGCACCAACAACTGTTGTGAAGTCAACACCAGTTCCAACAGCAACAAAGTTCAATTGGATGAAATTGACTGAACGAGCAGGTTTGATGAAAATATCACCAACAAATTGATTAGAATCAATAACTTGTGGAGTATTATTTGTTGTATCACATACAACCTTAAAGTCTGTTATACCACGGCGACCTTGAACATCTCGTAAGAAAGGAGTTACTAGTGCAACAAACTGAGCTCGTGTAAATTCATCGTTATATTCAAACAATGAATATTTTGCAGCTTCAGCAATTGCTTTTTCAAGAACAATAAACAATCTACGGACATTGATTCGGTCAAATGCGGACGGTTTTGATTGTAATGTTTTATCGCCAAACAAAACAATTCCTTGGCCAGCCAAAGATATAACAGGATTAACACCAGCCGAATATAATACATCTCTTTGAGTTTTATTTGGATTCCAGGCCAATTTAATTGCATTTTTAAGTTGACCACGATTCAATCCAGCAGGCGAGAACCATGGATCACGAACTGTATCTGTGTTTAC